CGGCCCGAGACGAACTTGTCGATCCCGCGCATCCCGGACGCGCCAGGCACCTTGGCGAGGTCGACGACTTGTCCCGCGGTGTAGCCCTTGCCGATCGCGAACTCGCCCGAGGCGACGGCTTCCGCGATCATCGTCGGGAGCATTGCGTTGACCGCGGCGACGGCAGCCTCTCCGGCGATGCGCGCGATCTTGGCTTCATCGAACGCGGGCGCGCTCCGCCCCTGCCGCCACGCCATGAAGACGCGGATCAGCATCTCGCGAACGGCCGGCGCCAGTTCCGCATCCGAGCGCATCGCGATCAAGAGCGCCTGCGGCTCGTTGAGCCAGTATTCCTCGACTTCCGAAACGCGCCCCTTGCCGGATACGATTGGAGCCCCGCGGCGGGGCGTCAATCCATACCGCTGGAGTTCCGCGATATTCCGCTCGATCAGCTCGCGGATTTTGCGCGGACGCTCGAAGCCAAGCCGATCCGCGATATCGAGGTCACGGGCGCGGGGCTCGCCCTCCATCTCCATGATGGCGATATCCGCGATGAAGTTGGTCTGCTTTTTGTTTTCCATTTTCAGCCTCCATCGGCGCCCGGCCGACCAAGCCCGGAACGCGCGGGTCCGCTTTTGCGGAACCGGGGCCGACGGAGCCCAGGAATCCGCGTCCTCCCCCTGGTCAGGGGAATTTCGAGATTTCAGTTTGAGGTCTGCGTATATTCACTGAGCGCGGGCCACTCGACGGGCGCGCCCTGCCCTCGGCAATATCCCCCGGTTCATGAGGGAGATTGCTGATGAAACGGGTTGCTGCTCTTTTTGTGCCGCTGGCGCTGTCCGCGTGCGGCGGTCAACGGGTTGTCGTCAGCAAGTCGATTGAAGATGAGGTAAAGATCGAAATCCTTCGCATGGCGAAAGACCCCGATTCGGTCGAGTTCGGAGGCCCCTTCGTCGCCGGCCATCGTCTGAATTTTACGGTGATCTGCGGCTATGTGAATTGGAAGAATGGCTTCGGCGGACGTGTCGGATGGACGTTGCTGGCTTTCATGGTCGGTCAGAACGGCGGCCAGCACACATTGCTGCCAGATCCCTTGATTCATTGCGCGCTTGCGAACGCCACTCCGCCGCAGCCAAGTGTCTCCGCCGAATTGATGCGGAAGCATGGGATCGATGACCCGTTGGTTGTCCCCTCCGACTACAATTTAAGAAAGCGCCAGTAGGCGCGGTCAGAATGGCCGCGCGCTACGCCGCATGCCGAAGCTGGCGCCGAGCTCGCGATCGAGTTCGCCATTCGCCACCATCTTTTTGACCGCGCGCTTCAACTGGATTTCCAGGCTGACACCGCCATCGCGGCGCCGGGTCTCGCGCACTTCGGCCTCGCCCTGTGCGCCGACGAGCGTCACCTGCGTCTGCGGCATCTGGCCCGATCCGCCGGCCGGCCGCTCGCCATAGCTCTGCGGCGCCTGCGGCGTCTGCGGTGGGCCGAGATCGCGCTCCCGGCCGATATCCCGGAGCGACGGGAGCGTCATAGCGCCGCCTGGCGTCATCACGCCGCCCTCGGCGAACGCGAACGGTGTCGCGCCGGCGAGCCGGAGCGCCCTCTCCTCCGGAGAGCCGGGCCCGGTCAGAACGGCGGGGATTCCGCGCCCGCCGGGAAGCTCGACATGCGCGCCGCCGGCGGGATCGAGCCGGACATGAATCCCGGCCGGGTCGACCATCGGGATAAAGGCTTCCGGATGACGGCCTTCGCCGAAGAGAGCGATCTGCGGCGAGGTCGCGACTCCGCCGGTCGAATTGCGATGCAATGGCAGCTCGCCCCCGCTCGTCATCACGCCGCCATCAGCGAAACTGAAGAGCGAGCCGATGCTCGAGAGCAGCCCACCGCCGCCTCCTGAACTCGTGGCCATCGCCGCCGGCATGTCCGGGCCCATTCCGCCCTGCGCAACGGTCGGAAGACTGCCGCCCCCGAACAGCGAGGAAATCGCGCCGAGCAACCCACCGCCGCCCGCGCCGGCGCTGTTTGGAGCGGCTCCAGGAACGCCCCCGGCGACACCGCCATTGACGTTGACGACGCCCGCATTGACGTCCATCTGCGCTGTCGTCCGGTCCTTGCCGAGCCCGAGGAGATCGCCGAGGAATCCTCCATTTGTCGAGCCCGTCTGCCCGAGCAAAGATTCGGTGAACCTGCTGGTCTGCGCATCGATCAGCCGGTCCATCGCGGACGACATCGACTGTTCGAGCGCGGCGCCGACATCCTGCCTATGCGCGATCGCTCTGATCCCGCCGCTGAGCGTGTCGTTGACCGTCCCCCGCGCGAGGTCCAAATTCTCCCGGAGCCTGCGCTGCTCTTCCTGCCGTTTCGTCAAAGCGGCGTAGGCCTGCGCGGTGTCGTGGATCTTGCCGCGCAGCTCGTCGTACATCCTGGCGCCATCGGCTCCGAAGCGGTTCACGAGCTCCTGCTTGGTCGCGCCCTGCTGTTGCGCCTGCGTGAGCAGCTCGACCTCTTTCGTCATCTCCGCCGTCTTCTCGGCGGAGAGCCCGTAGACTCCGTTCTGAGCGTCGAGCAGAACGCGCTGGCGCTCGATCGATTGGTTCTCCTTCTGGAGCGCGTCCGTGAACGACGAGATGTATTCGCTCATCCGCAAATCGTTGACGCCGACACCAATATCTCTCGCCGATGTGGAGTCGATCACCGATAGGCTGCCGCCGGGTCCACTGTAGCCATTGAGGAAGCGCGAGACGTAGGAGGCGCCCGTCGTTCCGAGGTTGTCATTCGCCGCGGCGCCCTGCGCCAGCGGGCGGCCGGTGAACCAGACGGACGCAGCGTCCGAGACGCTCCCGTAGCGCGCGACCGACGCGCCGAACTGCCGATCGAAGACCGCATCCTGCGCCGTAGGATCGGCAAGGAATTGCTGCGGCGTCAGCTCGCGCCCGAGCGCCGCCTGCGTCCACGTCGGGATATTGGCCCCCATGACTTGATAGCGTCCATAGCCGCGATCTCCGCTCGCTGTGCGCGGGCCGATCGCGGAATAATCGCCCGACCCACGACTCTCGATCGCCGCGATGGCGTCGCGCGCCCTCGAAAGATCGAGCCCGCCGGCGACGAATGCCGGGACGGGCGCCGCGCGCTCCGGAGAGATGCGCGCGATCACCGCCTCGAGGACCGACGCGAAGCGCGTCACGGCATTGCCGGCGCGATCGAACCCGAGCATGAGCGGCGTAAGCCGGACATCTTCGGCGCCTGGCACCAAACGCTGGCGCATTTCCCGCTCTTGGATATCGATCCGCCGCATCGCGCGCTCGAACGGCGTTTCGCCCTGCAGGACATACAGTTGGTCCCTGGCGCTCTTCGCGAACCGGGAAGCCTCCGCATTCGCCGAAGCGACGGCTTCGTTCAGCGCGTTCTGCGCGGCTGTCGCGGCGGCGAGCACGCTATGCGACCGCTCGATCTCGGCGAGGAACGCGCGCTGCGCCGTGACGGCGGCCATGAGCGAGAAGCTCTGCCGGCTCTGCGCATCGATCTCGCGCAGCCGGAGATCGGATTCCAGATTGATCCTATCGACGACGGAGACGCTCGCGAGCGCCATGGCGACATTGAGCCGGGAGATTGCCTCCGTCACATCGTTTGCGCGATCCCCGAGCGCCGCGAGCCCGTCCTTGCTGTCGGTCAGCTTGCGAATGGCGTCCAGGGAGTCGCGCAGCCCGCGCAGCTGCGCCTCCTGCGGCATGGCCGAGTCGATCGCTGAAGTCGCGCTCTGCGAAAGGCGATCGAGCCGCTCCTGCTGGCGCAGCGCCTCGATGCGCCCGGCATCCTGCGGCGCGCTCTGTTCCCGCAGCCTGCCGTAGCGGATATCGAGCTCGGCCAAGCCGGCCTGCAGCGTCGAGAGTCCGCGCAGCTGCGCCCGGTCATGAGCCTCGCGCGCCATGTCGTCGAGACGGCGGGCGGATTCGGCGAGCGCCGCATTGCGGGCGCCTTCCGCGGCGATCGCCGCCAGCGTCTCGTCATGGGTCTGCCGAAGCGTCGCAACGCGCGCCTGCTCCGTCGCGATGCTCGCTCGCTGTTCGAACGAATAGGCGCCGATTGAGCGCACGGCGAGTTCGCTGTCCTGCCGCATCCTCTCCGCCGGCGTCTGGAAATTGGCGAGCGCCGTGGAGATCTGCGCGACGGCAGTCTTCGCGGCGGCCGCTCGCTCCCCGAGCGCGGCGAGACCATCCGCGGTCTCGGTCAGCGGCTTCAGAACCGCGAGCTGGCGCTCTGTCATCCGGCGCTGGACATCGTCCGGGGAAAGCTGATCGATGAGCGGGCCGGCGAGTTCCGAGCGGCGATTGAGGTCGATCCGATCGCGCTCCCGCTGTGCCGGCGTGATCTCCTGTGAGAGGCCGATCCGGCGCTCATAATCGGACAGCGAGCCCGCGCCCGGCGCCTGGAGAGCGGCCTGCGCCTGGCGCGGCAACTCGACAGTGCGGAACGTCGGAAGCAAAGCATCGAGCCCGGCGCCGAGGCCATCGAGCGCCTTGCCCGGAAGCGACGTGAAAGCCTCCCATCCGCGCGCGAGAAGCCCGGTCGAATCCTTTGCCTTTCGGACCTCTTCGTCGAAGAGGCGCGTCTTCATCGCTGCGGCTTCCGAAAATCGCCCCATTTGCTCCAGCGCGGTCACCGTCTCCTTCGTCGCCAGCGACACCGGGCCGAATCGGCGCTCGAATGCGCCGAGCCCCTGGTCCCCTACGATCTTCACGATTTCCGCATAGGCGTCGGAAAGCTCGAGCCCGAACGCATGGGAAAAGCGCGGCGCGTCGCTGAGAAGCGTCGGGATATTCTCGACTCCGATTCCGGCCTGGGCGATTTGTGCCGCGCCGGAGACGGCCTGTCCGCGCGACATCGAGCCGGAGCGCGCCGTCGCATCGGCGATCGCGGAAAGCTGTCCAGCCGACGCGCCAGCGGCGCGGCCGACGCCATTGAGCGCGCGCTCCAGCTCGGCCTGCTGATCGCGGAATCGCATCACGGCGACGCCTGCAGTCCCGACGACGGCGGCGAGAATGGTGAGGGGATGCGTCGCGACGCGCAGCGCGGTCGAGCCGACCTCGGCGATAGCCGCCTTGGCGCCGACGCTCGACGATGCGAGAGCGTCATAGATCTGCCCGGCCTGAGATGTCGCGATCTGAGGGAGCGACGCTCCCATGAACCCCATGGTCAGCACGTCCTGTAGCTGCCTCGACAGGTTCGTCCATTCGTGGCGCGCGAGCCCGACGGATTTCGCGTTGTCGTTCACGCCTTTCGTCACGCGCTCCAGCGGATCGGCTGTCGTGACGCGGGCGCCGACGATCTGCGTCACCGCGTCCTCTGTTGCGGATGTGGTCGCGCCAGCCGCCCCCGCCGCAACGGAGAAGCGCCCCATCGCGTCGCGCTGGCGCTCGACGCTGCGCGTCACGTCATCGATCGCAGCGGCTTCGGCCGCCGCCTGCCGGGTCACAAGCGCGGCCGCGGCGTCGAATGTCCCCGTCGCCGCCATGATATCGTTCCCGGCCATCTCATAACCGGCGCCGACCGCCATCGCCGCAGATTCCGCGCGCCCGGCCGCAGCGGAGAGCCGATCGAACGCGACGGTCGCCGCGCCGGCCCGCGCCGTCGCCAGAGAGACGCCTGCCGCGGCGTCGCCGAGCGCGCCAGATGAAGCGGCCGCGACGGGGTGGGTCATGACGGCGCTATCCGCGGCTCGCACGGCAGCGGCGTCACGGCCGACGCCGGCCCCGGCGCCGACATGCCTGTCCAGCCGCATCAGCGCGTCGGTCGCGGCGGCTGCGGAATCCTCCACTTCCGTCGCCATCTTGTCCGCGGCGCTCCCGGCAGCAACAGCGCCGAGCGCGGCGTCCTTCCCGACTTTCGCGAAGGCGCCGCTCATCTTCGCGGCGTTGTCCTCGAGCTTCTTCGCCGCCGCGTCGACTCCGCCGCCGATGGTCTTGAACGCGCCCGTCGTTCCGAGCGCCATGCGAGTCGCCTGATCTTCGAACTTGCGCGCGCTCGCCGCGAGCTTGTCGAGGGTGAGCGCGCCCTTCTCGGCCTGAGAGGAATCGATGGCGAGGCCGAGCGTCGCGACATCAGGCGTTGTCACTGGCCCCTCCTTTCTTCCGCTTCACCGTCACAACCTTCGTCATGCGGTGCAACCCGTCCTTGATCTCGCGCTGCTTCTCGGCAAGGCTCGCCGCTTCCGCCGATTGCTTGGCGAGATAGAGATCGTCGAGCTCTTCGATCAGCTCGATTTCCCACGGCGCCAGCCGGCGCCGCGACATGCGCAGGAACGCATCGATATCCGGCCATTCGACGGGAGACGGCCCGGACATCCCCGGCGCCTTACGACGCCTCAGACGAGCCCAGATATCCCAGACATGCCGAAGCGCGTCGGGGAACAGCGGCGTCGCGAGCTCCGCCTCGAGTTCGGCGACGACATCCTGCCGGTTCTTTCGATGGGCGCGGGCGAGGCGCGATTCCAATCGGTCGCGCCGCGTCCTGCCCTCATCGAGATAGTCGAGATAGAAGGTGCGCTCGGCGTAGCCGATCAGGCGTCGGCCGAGCGCGTCGTAAAAGCCTGATCGTCGCTCAGGAATTCGAGCGCCTGGACCAGGAGAGCGCCCTTCTTCGGATCGGAGAGGAGCTTGCGCGCGTTCTCCGGCGAGAACGGATAGACCGCGCCGCCGAATTTGAACTCGCTCCACCCGAGGAGGCGATCGACGACGAAGGCGATGTTGCGGTCGCGCACTGCGGCGACGGACTCTTCCGGGGCGGTCCATTTCTTGCCGTTGACGCGGGCCTGCTCCTGCTCGTGCTCGCGATGTAGCCGTTCGCGAGACATGCGGTTGCGCTGCTCGATCGTCTTCTCGTGGCCGGGCCCGGCGAACGTCCATGTCCAGTCCGACGGCTTGCCCTTGATGACGACCGTCATCGTCGCCTCGTCGGAATAGTCCAGGTCGGAGAGGTCGAATTCCTTGCTCATAATTCTTCCCCGATCAGGCGCCGACGGTGTCGACGGAATAGACGCCGGTGTTGATGCCGATGTTGAAGTTTCGACGCGTGACGTTCGACCCGTTGCCGAGGTTAGCCTGACGCGTCATGACCATTCCGGCGTAATAGTCGACCGACTCCGTGTAGCTGTCGCCGCGCGCGTCGTCATAGATGACCTTGAAATAGTAGTCGTAATCGGTCTTCTCGGCGTCGATCAGCGCATTCTGGCCGTCGTCGAGCGGGTCGCGTCCGACGACGACATTCTGGGTGCCGCCGTTGCGCGGCCCCTTGATCTTGCGGACCCGGCGGTTCTTGAGCGCCGTGAAGGTGATCTCGTCCGACGAGTCGCCGATCGTGCCGAGGTCTTCGACCTCCTCGACCTCCGTCCAGCCCGTGACCGCTTCGAAATGCGCGATTGCCGCCGCCTCGCTCATCGCATTGATCGCGTCGACATCGGCCTGTGGACCGATAAAAAACCGCGCGCCCGCGGTGGTTTCTACTGCCATTTTACGTCCCCTTTCCAGGTTGAGATAGAGTATCTGCACCCCGTTGCTGTCGAGCAGCGGCACGCCGGCGCTGTCCAGGACCGGCGCGATATATCGTGTGATCGCCACTGCTATTGCCTCGCGGCCGAAGAAATCATGCCGTGAACGCGCGCCAAAGAATGGTTACTGGAGTCCGCGTCCATTTTTCTTCGGAGATAGACGCGCCGACGCTCGGCCTGCCGTCGATCTTCAGCGTGAAGCTCCCATCGCCCGGCCGCAGCGGCGTTCCCCTCTTGAAGTGCGCCGCTATGGCGGCCCCGATCTGCGCCGGCTTGATCGCGCCGGAACCCCGCGGCGTCACGACAGCGACCTGAAAGATCCCGCGCATCAGCGTCGAGGCGCGGTTCCCGATAAAGGGCGAGATGTTCCGGTTCGGGAGATAATCGACCGCGAGCCATGTCCCCGCCGGCGGGTCGAACGGCACATCGGGCCAAGCGATCGGCAGCGGCGGCGCGAAGGTCATGTCTTCCAAATGCTTGAAAAGCAACACAGGGATGGCGACTTCCGGCGCCTCGCTCATCGTGCTACGCTCCCATGATGCGCGATGACGACGCCCCGCCCCTGATGACCGACGCAGAGATCCATGCTCTGTTCAAACGGTTCATCGAGACGACGGGAGACCGTCACGCCGAGACTGAACTCGGCGAGAAGACGTTGCGCTCCGTCGAGCGGTTCGTCGTTTGCTGTATGCTGATGATGTTCAAAGAGGTCGATCGCGCTAACGCGAGTTCGAACGAACAGCCGCCTTCGCGCGACTGACCGCTTCGGCGGCCGCCAAGTACTCTTCCAACTCAGGCCTTCCGCATCTCTTCACACCGTAGCGCCGGTGGAACTGGGTATGGCACGTCTTGCAAAGCGTTATCCCGTTCGACACCGACCACCTGAGTTCCTTGTTCGCGCAATGTGGCTCTACATGATGCGCGTTGAGGTTCCCGCCGCTGTCGTCGCCGCACTTTTGGCACGTGAAACCATCGCGCTCATATACGGCCATTCGCCAAGCCGACTGTTTGAACGCATCTCGGCGGGCTTCTCGTTCCGCATCTGATATGTCTTCGCGCCAGTTCGGGTTGCTGTCACCACTGTATGGGCGAACCTCGCTCAGAGGCTTCATTTTCACCATATTGCTTTTCAGAATGCGCTCAATAACAGCCCGCGACACAGAGAACTTATCCGCGACAGAATCGACGCTTCCGCCGTCGGCACGATATGCGGACACGACCTTACGTTCGTTCAGAACTATACGATTCTTGGCCCGCGCTCCGCGCTTCGTCTCATTGTGATGGCGGATTCTAATCCCGCCTTCTCTCAACCGGCGCAAAACTGTCGAACATTCAACGCCGAGGTCGCTGCCGATATCTGTCGCGTTCATCCGGCAAATTTCATAAAGCCACGCGGCCCTAACAAGATTGAATGGCGCTCTCGCCGACCGAACAACCCGCCCCTTCCTGCCGTCTCTCCTGGGTATGCCGAGTTTCTTTATGATTTGGTTGAGGGTCTCGACACAACACCCGATCTCGGCGGCAATATCTCCCACCGGACGCGCCTTTACCGAATATTGGAGATCGAGCCATTCACGGTCTACGGCGTATGGCCGCCCTTGTGTGCGCCCACGGTTGCCTACTGTGTCCTGCTGCAATAGATTCGCATCAGCCATATCGAACCTCTGCCGTTCGAGTGGTTAGGGCGGCACAGGTGTTACCAGCACCGTGTCGCCCGGCTATTTTACCGCATTTTTCGCTTCGCGCACTGATTCAGAAACGATTTCTCCCCAATTCTGCGCGGCGAGTCTAACCATAGCGCGGGGTGCCATCTTCTCCGTTCCGAACTCGACGAAGATCGAGTAACTGGCGGAAAACGACATCCAAATTGTTGCGCTGAGAGGAGCCCCCGCAATCACGAGATTGATAGGCCCCGCATCGACTGCATATGTCTTTCCTGCCGCTCCTCTCGACTCCGGCATGATTGCCGAGGCACCAGACAACGAAGCTGTCCACGAATGAACGAGATATCCGGTGTCGATCGGGGTTCGCGACATGACCTCTTCGTTGAGCTTCTGTGCTGAAAGGCGAAAGACGGCCTCGATCCGTTCCTTCGTCGCGCGGACCCACGCGTCAACTTCTGCGGAGAATGTCTTCTGCGCCATTCAGCCGCGCCTCCTCCGCCGCGTCGGCCTCCTTTTCCGCGATGACGCGCTTCGCCATCGCGACATGCTCTTCGGCCCCGTCGATCCTGCCGACGGCGAGTTCCATTTCGCGCAGAAAATCGCGCCATTCTTGAATCGGCGCGAAATAGCCCGGCGGATCGATAAACGCCATCATCGCAAGACCCTCTCGGCCTCCACCGCGATACTAGATAGGAACGAGCGGGCGACAGGGGAGGGCTTTCTGGCGTCTGCCAGCTCGTATTTATACGCAGACAGCACGCCAAGATTATGAAGAACGAGGCTCATTGCATGCGAATGCGAGGCGGCAAGCTCGTCTATCAATTTGTTCCGAACAGCCGGATCGTCGCGGAGTTCGCTAAGCTTCGCCTTCATCCGATCTATGACGAAGCTGCTGGCGGCCTTGATCTTACGCTGAGCCACCCGATCGGTCAATTTACGCGCCGCCTCGGCATAGTACGATGATCCGTCGTGACCATGCGCCCAAAGTCCTTTCAAACCTGGGAGCGACACGAGCATGAAGATGTCCTGGTCCGAAAAGGAGGTCGACCCCGGATGATTATGGTGGACCATGATCTCCCGAGACGGATCGCGTAGCGCCGCCCCCGTCTCGGCAGAGATTCCGACCTTCGATCGCTCTCCAGAATTGTCTTCCAAGACGGCGCCCGTCGACAGATCGAATGCTCGCAAGAACTCCCTGCCTTCGCGCCGCCCGTTCTCCAAGACGAACGATTTCGCCGCTGCGTCGAGGGAGGGAATGTCGACCTTTGGCTTTTCCGGCGGACGGGGCGGCGGGGCCGGCGACGGCGGCGGCGAGACTGGCCCGGCGCTCGAGATGAGCTTGCGAACGTAGTTGATCTTCACCTCTTCACGACAGCGGCACTGCACCTCGTCGTAAGGCGCGTGCATCTGCGGGGCCATGCCGGCAGGCACCGCATAGGCCTGCCGCCATGGCACGCCCTTGCGGTTCAGGCGCTCGACATCGCGGTGATTGTGACGGACCCGCTCATCACCGGCGGAGTGCGGGATCTTCAGGAGGTCTTGCTCCTGCACCTGCCCCTTGTCGATCGCCTGCTCGTAGGCTTCGATCTTTGCCGCGCCGAGCGCGCGGATCGTCTCCGTCCGCGAGATCGTGTCGGCGCGATATTTCAGCGAGCGCGATCGATACGCCGCGACCATCTTCGCGCGGGTCTCGGCCGGGATCGGCTTCCCGTCCCTGATCGCGCGCAGGACGGCGGCATCAAATCGCTTGTCCCTGAGCCCGCGGCCGAGCGCGTTGCGCAGATCGGCGGGATCGGTCGAGACGAGTTCGGCGGCATAGCGCCTCTGCCATTGCTCCTGAGTCGAGGTCAACCCGATGACGCCGCCGGCGCGCTTCTTCGTCCGCGGGTCGATGCGCCCGACAAGATCCAGCGCGGTGTCGCGCGGGTTGCGCCCGGCCTCTAAGCCGGCGCGCATGTGCTCGCGGATCATATTCCGCTGATCGTCGACGATCTCCGTCACCAGCGTCGAGGATTTGTCACGCGCCCATGCCTCGGCGCGCGGAGATCGGATGTCGAACAAAATCCTGATCAGCGCGCCATCGGAGCCACGCGCCGCTGGGATCGTGTCTGCAACCGCCGACCCGCCGGCGCCATAGGCCGCGACGATCTCATTGCGGAGAGGCGCGAAGTCGTTCGGATCGAGTCCAACGGCGCGCAGCGCTCCCTCGATATCGCCGACGCGCAGCCTGTCTTCGAGCTGCTTGATCGACACCTTGTCGGCTATGCGCTGAATCGCGGCGAGGAACGCATCGCGGATGCGCGGCTCGAATTGGTCGAGCAGAGCGTCGATGGGGTCGCGATTTGACGGCATCAGGCCGCAGCGGTCTCGTCAACGAGGATTTTGACGATACCGCGAAGCATCTCGATCTTGAACTCGTCCCCTTCGACGAGCACATGACCCGCTGCATCGACCGCAAGGACACGTACGACGCCCGCCTCTTCATCCGCGCAGACGACATTCTTCAAGAGCGAGCCGTCCAGATAGACGCGCGCATTTATGAGACCCGGACGATAGTCCGGGTCGTTCGGATCGGCTGAAACGCGCATCGTCTCGCCTATCAAGCCGAGCGCGCGAGAATCGCCAGCAAATATTTCGCCGTCGCGCCCGCCGAATTTGCGACGCGGATGATGTCGCCGGTGCCGGCCGTCACGGTCGCGAGGCCCGACGCGGTGCGATTGATTTCGACGCAGAAATCTCCGGGGCCGATCGGACACCGCGCATTGGCATAGCCGGGCACGGTGTTCGTTCCGCCGCCGGGCGTCAGACTCGTGGTGTTCGCCGCCGCAGCGGGGTCGAGCGGCTTGTTGATGATGGCGAGGGCGATCAGCTTCGCGGCGGTGAAGGCGGCGCCGAGCGCATCGGTCAGAACGCCGGCGAGGTCGATGTCATCGTTCGCGCCGCTCGCGACCGTGCGCTCGGTGACATGGAGCTTGTCGAACTGGTTCGCGCCGGTGCCGTTCGCGAGCAGCAGCGATTGCGCGATGTCCATCCGGATGTAGGGCCCGCCGAAGGCGTTGGCTCCGGACTGCGACGTGGTGAGGGAGAAGTCGATCTTCGCGGAAACGCCCATCTTCATGTTCTCCTGTTTCGCGCCCATTTCGGGCGGCGGGATTGCTCATAGGCGGCTCCGAGCCGCAGAACGATGTCTTGTATCGCGTAGGCTTCGAATTCGATGGAGGGCTCGCGCTCGCCCATTTCCTTGCGGATCGTCTGCCAGACGTGAACGGCTTCGTGCGCGAGCATCGCCATCACAGCGACGGCGGACTTCGCGTCGTGGCGCTCATGCAGGCAGACGATGGCCGTGACATCTCCGGTCGTCTTGTTCGCGAAGGTGGTCGCGCTCGCATCCGTCTCCGGGAACTGCTCGCCTGGGCAGCCGAGCCGCTTCATCTCGCGGTTCCACGCCGCCTCGGATGGACAGAACCCATAATGGACGGGAAAGAAACCGGGGTCGCACCATATGATGCGGTCTGCTTCCTCGCGCTTCTTCATATGCGGGCCTGGATCTCCCAGAACACGACCGTTCCGGCGGGAGAGAGCGGCGCGACGCGAACGATCTCATGCGCGACGCCGCCGATAACGAGCGCATCGGATTCTGTCGGCGTGATCGAGAGGCCTGCGGTCGAGACGAACAGCCGTTTGTCGCCGGCCATGATGCGCGTCCCGTCGATCTGCTGAATCGTGTAGCCGACCTCGACGACGAGGCAGTCATGATCGGTCGTCGTGATGATCGGATCATAAGCCGTGCCAGAGCGCGATGACCTGCGGATCTGTGCCGTCTGTCCGGCTTCCGCGATGGCGATTTCGGCCTCGGCCCTGATCTCTGCGTAGTCGATGGCGCTCATGCCCGATACAATCGCCCCGCGACCGACGACTGCCCGCCGCTGCATGTGAAGGGTCGGATAAGCGCCATGACCGCCGCCGACTCCGGCCGGCTTTCGTTCACACCCGCGAGAGGATTCGCATATTCGGTCTCGATCGGGCCGATGACGCGGCGCTTGACGGCCTTGCTCGGCGTCACGACCGGCGACAGCGCGCCGGGCGTCGCCAACTCGATCAGCGCGAGCTCGCAGCACGCATCCTTGATCTCGCCCGGTATTTCGTCGGACGCGATTCCCCACCCCTCGCCATCGACGACGCCGGCACGTGGCCAAGCGAGCGCCTGATCGCGGCCATGGGTGCGGACGCCCGTCCATGTGATGGAGCGCGAGAGATGGGCCGTGGCGCGCCTGATCGCCGACTCCTTGTCTGCGTCGTCGCCGGTCCACGCCGCAGCGCCGCGCGCCGCATGATAGGCGTCGCACTCGGCGAGGGAGACGAGGGCGTCCGCGTCGGCAAGCCCGGCCCCGGTTTCGACGGTCAGCATTCAGTTCGCCCAATCGCTCGAGATGACGCCGCAGCGCCGGCATTGCGCGCCCTTCGGCGTCAGCCAAAACAAGAATTCGCCGCACTTGCAGCGCCAATGCACGTCCGGCTCGACGACGTTCTTGGGGGCTCCCCACATGCGCCCGCACTTCGGGCAATCGACATGCAACGAGCCGACCGGAGCTACGCCGGTCCACTCATGATGGCAGGCGCCGCAAATGAAGGTCCCGGCCAGATGCGGGACCTCGACTTACTCGCACTTCCCCGGCCGGAGATCGACGACGTTGCTCACTCGCGTCTCCCTCGCCCCAATTTCAGATTTTCAGAGGTCGCGTCGATATAGGCCCGCACGATGGTCATCACTTCGGCGCAAGTCAGAGGCGCGCTCGTATGCGCGAGCTGCCAGACGATCATGCGGGGATGGTCGTCAGCCCGCCACTGGGCGATGATCCACTCGCCGACCTCGCGCGGGGTCATGATCGCGCCAGAGGCTCGCTATTTCTGACCGCCGGCGGCGATCTCGGCCAGCGCGGCATTGGCCGCTTCCTCGGTCGGGAAGCCGGGAGAGACGATCACTCCCCCGGACTTCACGAACCAGAGGCCCTTGGGGCCCTTGCTGACGGTCGGGGGAGGCGGCTCCGAGCCCGATGCGCCGTTGCTGCCATCCGCGCTCACGGGCGCGCCAGCGGCGCTCTCTGCCGGTCCAGTGCCCTGCCCCGCGGCCGCGGCGTCGGGCGGTGTCTCCTGCTTGCCGGAGCCGGCCCGCTCCGGCGCCGCGATATCTTCGCTCTCTGCCCGCTCGGGCGCCGCGCCGCCCTGCCCTTCCTGCGCAGCCGGCGCGCCGTCTGCCTGCGCCTGTCGCGCGGCCGCAGCGGCGTCCTCTTCCGCCTTGCGCATGGCGTCCTCTTCCGCCACCTTGCGCTCGGCCTCGGCGCGGGCCTTCTCCTCGGCTTCGCGCTTGAGGCGCGCCGCCTCTTCCGCCTGCGCCTGAACGCGAGCCTCATCGATTTCCCATCCGTGCGGCCGCCAATTCTCGACCTCGTCGGGATGGACATCCGCCGTCTTGCCGTCGTCGGCGCGGATCATGGGGACGGTTCGGATCATATTCTCGCCTCCTGGATAGCCGCCGGCGGCGCAAGGCCGCCGGCCACGCAAACGTCGCTCAGCCAAGCAGCACGGCGATATGCTCGGACTTGACGCCCGCCGTGCCCCAGGCGAGGCCGACCTCGATTTTGATCCGGCGATACTGCCGATACAGCGCAACCTGAAAAGTGAGCCCCGAAAGCGGATCGGTAACCGCCATCACGTCGTCGGCAGCATCTCCCCCCTCGGGCATGGCCGGCTGGCGCGCCGCGAGCACCAGCGCATTCGGGGAGAAGCCGAAATTGGGCGTGAAGCTGTTGCCGACGGTGATCGCATTGCCATCGGCGACGGCGACCCGGAGACCGGGGTTGCCGATCTTCAGATTGCCTCCAGACAGCGCCGTCTTCACCATGTATTTGTTCGCGGCATCGGCCGCGAAGGTGACGACGTCGCCGGCAAGGATCGTCCCGGCTCCGGTATCGGCCGGGATCGTCACGTCGCCGATGGCGTTCGTGGTGCCCGAGTTGGTGAAGTAGCCGGCGCCCGTGCCCTTCGTGTGAAGGGAAATGCCGCCGGAGTAGCCCATCACAAAGCCCTGGAGCATTCGCATCTGGCGCTGTCGCAGCATCGCGCCGGCGTCGCCGGCTTCGTTCACCTTGAACAGCACGGGCTGCTTGCCTTCGAGCTTCGCTTTCGCGGCCGAATTCAGAACCATGACGCGGCCCGTCTTCGGCGCGCCGTTGTCATCGAGAATTCGGTTGGTCTCGGACAGGTCCGTGAGATCATCGGCCGTCGCAAACGGAGTGGTGCCGGCCGTTCCATATGCCCGCGATGCATTCGCGAGAGCGGTCACAGCGAGGTCCGCCTCCACCGCATTCGAGAGCATGCGGAAGGCTTGCTCGAACTGATTGGCCAGGATCACGTTGTACTGGCCGAACTGGGAAACCGACTTTTGCTCCTCGCCGGTCCAACGGATCGGATAGGCTTTCGACTTGGTGATCACGACATCGGCGTAATCGAGCACATGATCGCCGCTGTCGCCCGGATTGACGCCGGGCGTGATGTCCTCGAGCGATCCGGGCGGGACGATCGGGGAGCGGACGGTCTGGCCGACCGCCCCGGATTCCGCCGTGGCGTCGCGGCTGACGTTCGGGATGAAGCCGATCTGCTCGCGAGAGACGACATCGAGCGCGGTATAGATGGTCGGGACGAGACCCGTGAGGGTATTCGCCATCGGATGGTCCTTTCAATGCTGAGGGTGCGTGATTGGGCCATCCGGCCCGCAACGCCGCTCCTCATCCGAGGCGCGGCTGGTATTCGGTCAGTCGACCAGAGAGACCTTGTCGACCGTCATCGCCTTCATCTGCGCCGCGGCGTCGAGGCGACCGAACTCGGCGCGCGTCATGGTTTTCGCGCTGCCGGCGCTGCCGGCGCTCGGGCGCGCCCCGGTGCCGCTGGCGCCGGTGCCCTTGAGGATGTGATCCTTCTGCGGATAGGCGGCGACGAGCGAGGCCATCGCTTCGTCGAAATCGGCGATCTCGCCGGGGCGCGCAGACGAATAGATCACGTTGCCGGCCTGATCGTAGGCAACGACTCGGCCGTCCTCGAGCTTGAAGTTCTGCTCGAAACGGGCCTGGACGAGATCGACGGGGATGGACAGCTTGTCCTTGATGAACTGCGACCGTGCGAAAGCGCCGCCGATCTTCTCGGAATGGAGCGCGTCCTCGAGCTTCGCGACCTTCGCGCGCTCGGCGGAGAGCTGCGCCTCGAACGCCTTCTGCGCTTCCGCCGCCTTGCTCTCGAGCGCGCGCGAAATGCCTTCCTTGACCTTCTCGACCTCGCCGGCGTCGATCAGCTTCTTCGCGTCGATATTGGCGATCTTGTCGAGCGCGTCGCGCGCGGCGGCGGGATCGATTCCCTCGAACGCCTTCAGCTTTTCGAGCGCTGCCTCTTTCGCTTCTCGATGGGTCTTCGCCTCGCCATTGAGCCGCGAGATCGTCGCGGCCGTGCCGGGGAGATCGATAGCGGCCTCGACGCCATCGTCATTCACATAGACCGGGCGGCCGTCCTTCACCTCGGCATAGGTGGCCCCGTCCTTCTCGATCGTCTTCAGTTTCATTTGCTGTCCTCTGGCTCATCCGAGCCCTGCTATGGTGCATCCGCACCGGGCGCCGGCGGCGCGACGCCGCCGGCCTGGGTTGCCGCGCCGGGGACAATCCCCGCCGCCGCGTCTGCTTCCGCAGCGGTCGGGTCGCCGGGCGCTTCGTCGAGAAGGCGCTGGCGCTCCTGTTCCGCATCGAAATTCGATGAGAGCTTCCCGCGCCTCTTCAGCTCCGACCACAGCGTCTCTTGCGAGAGATCACCGTTCTCGCGGGCCTTGATGAGGTCGCCGCTCCCGTCGTCGTCGCGAAGATCGAGCGAGTCGTCGGACGCCATCTCGACCTCTATCGAGTCCGCTTCGCCGAGCCACATCGCAGTCAGGGCGAGCGCGTTTTCGAGCGTATCCTTGAAGTTCAGCTTCAGCGCTTCGATGACGCTGATCGCTTTGTCGCCGGCAAATGCTGCCGTGACCGTCGTGATGTTGCCGCTCTGCGCCGTCAGCGGTTGCCGGCCCAACTCGCGGAGCGCTTCCTCCGTCGCCTTCACCTGATCGGCGAGGAATCGCAGCGACTCGGCGCTCGGCTCGATGAACTGCCATTCGCCGTGATTCCCATCGGAATCCATCGGCGCATAGAGGACCGTCTTCGGCCCGACGGGAACCGCTATCGGCTTCCCGTCTTCATCCTTGGGCGGCGTGACTCCATTGCCGGCGAGCATCGGGAACGCGGTCAGCTCGCGCGCATATTTCAGCGCGCTCTCCTGCTGGAAGTGCTCGACCTGCAGTTCCGCAGCGTCCCGCAGGACCGGCTTGATGCGCCACGACGCGCCATAACGGCGCCCGGCGACGAAGGGGACGATCGGAATGACGCCGATGCTGATCGGCCCGCCGTCGCGACGCAGCCACTCATCCGCGCCGCCGGCGCTCGCCTTCTCGACACGCTCCCAAAGCTCCCATGTCGCCGGCCCGGCGGAGAGCGCGTTGCCGAGCTCGTCGCGCTCGACCTCGCGGTCGAGGACGCGGACGAACTGGCGCTTCTTTTCTCCCCATCCGTCGCGCTCGACAGAGCATTCGGCGATGCGGGCATGAACGAAGGTCTCGACTCCGCCGATCATCTCCGAATAGACGGCGAGCATCTGTTGTGCGGGGACATGAACCCAATAGGGGCGCGCGCCGATTTCGGCCTCTTGCGCGACCGTCGCGCCCTCAGGGACGCCCTTGGTGTAGTCGACAAAGATCCAGTCCAGCGCATAAGCGACGCCGGCATAGAACGACTGCGCCGCGAATTGATGGAGGTGCGAGCCGTGCCCGTCGATGCTTTCGATGAACGACCCGACCCGCGAGCTGGCGCCCGTGACCGCGATCTCGCCCCCGAACGGCTTCGACGCCAGCGTCTCGACGATATCGCCGAAGATGTTCGTGAACTTCGCGTTGGCGAGGCGGAACTTATAATCCGCGTCGGTCTCGTTCGGGAACTTCGGCAGATAGGCCGCTCCGGCCTTTCGCATCGTCTCAGCGCCGCCGAGGAGCGCGTCGACCAAGCGCCAATAGCGCCCCATGACATCGAAGTCAGAGGAGCGCTGGTCCGGTGTCTTGTTCGTCATAGGTCAGCGAGAGCCCGCGTAGGTTCCGAAGATCGGGGAAGGCGCGACGTTCCCGAGCATCAATTCCGATATCGCCCACACCAGCGCGTCGGCGCGGTCCGGCGAGCCGTCCCCCGCATATCCATCCCCCGTCATCATGCAGAGTTGATCCTCGAGCGCCGGGAACGTCCCGACATGAGAGACGCGATTTTGCTCATAGAGCGCTGCGACAGGCTCCGCCCGAGCGACCTTGCTCCGGCTCGCCGTCACTTCCTTGTAGGGGATGCTCCGATCGACAGCGCGAATGACATTCTCCACCATCGCGCCGCCGAAGTTCCGCTCCGCAATGATGCGGTCGGACTTGAACTCGCGATAGGCGGTCACGGCGCGCCGCCCCCAGCCATCCGGGGAGAGCTTGCAGGATCGATCGGCGAGCACATAGGCCCTGCCATCGACTCCCTTCCCGGCGACCACGATTCCCACTTCGTCGCCATCGTCGCCAGCGCCGCGCGTCCCGCTCGGGTCGATCGCGACGACGACACGCTGCATCTCCGGAGCCGACTGCGTCCTCGCGCCATCGATCGCGTCGCGCGCCCAAAGCGCGCCGGGAACGTCATCGAGAAGCTCGGCGTTCAGCTCCTGTCGGCCGAGGCGCGTTCCCTCGTAACGGCTGATGATCTGCTTGAAGAATCCTTCCGCAAGATTGGCGCGGTTGTCGTACGTCGAGCCCCGCGTGACGACGGCGGCGGGGTTCGCCAGCAGCGCCTTCAAGACCTGCAGCGGCTTCGGCGTCGTGGTGATGACGCATTGCGGGTTCTGCCCGAGGCGCAATCCGAACTGCAGCATGTCCCAGGTCTCCTGCGCATATTGCCAGGCGCACAGCTCGTCTGCCCATGCCGCCCCGAATTGCGGGCCGCGGAGCGCCTCGGGGTCCTCCCCAGAATAGAGCGTGGCGATGGCTCCATTCCGCCAAGTCAGGCGGCGCTTCGACGGCTCATAGGTCGGTCGATCCCAGGGCGGGGAGCAAGCGAGGATCCCCGAAACGCCCTCGACCATCACGTCTCGGCCATCGGCCGCGGTCGGCGCGACGAGCGCGATGCGCCCGCAGGACTCTTTCAGCTCGCGCACCCACTCGGCGCCCGTCCGGCTCTTGCCGAACCCGCGACCCGCGAGAACGAGCCAAAACGCCCAATCCCCTGGCGGAGCGAGTTGCTCCGGGCGTGCCCAAAAGCGCCAATCGAATTCGAGCGCAGCAAGCTCATCGTCGGTTAAGTCAGCCAGTATCGCCTTCCGCTCCGCCTCGGGGAGCGAGGCAAGCGAGGCGGCGAGCGATTCTGTCACGCGGGCTCACCTGGGCGGTTTCGATCGGGCCGCCGTTCGGCCCGGAATGCTCGACCGATGCGAGCCTGGGGTGCATGTAAGGGGCCGCCGCTTTGGCGGCGTCCAGCGCCATGGCGTCGTCTTTCTTCCGCTCTGCCCGACGCATGATGGTGATCATCACCTCGAGGGGCGTCTTCCCTCTCGCGGCGATCTTCTCGGCGACCTCGCGGGTTCGCCCGGTCAATCCGCCTTTCTTGCGTCCGGCGCCGGGGCGGGCGCCGCCATGGCCGCCAGTTCTCGCCATTCTTGAATACCTTGATTTTTGACGGCCGATTTTGATTTAGCGGTGTGGCGGTCGTCTCATAGTCCCCAGAGCCGCCCCGGCGACAATCTGTTAGACTTATGCGTCGGGTCTGTTAGACTTATGGGATGGCCATTCGGTTTGTCCCTTGCACCCCGCCGCGTATCGCAGACGCAGAGCCTGCGACGCCTCCCGAGCCAGAGAAGCCGAAGAGGAAGCGTGCCCCGAAGGGGAGCTTCGATCGCAACGCGTATCAGCGAGAACTGATGCGGAAGAGGCGCGCGGCGGAGAAAGCCGCGAAGGGCGCGCCATAGGCGCTCCCGCTCTCTTGGCGGTGTGAGAAAGGGACCGGACGGCGCGATAGCCCCGGATCGCTCGCGGGGCCGCGCTGTCCTTGAACAGGCGCTCCACCCAGCGCCGGCCGATATTGGAGCCCTAGGCAGGATTTGAACCTGCGACCCGCCCCTTACGAAGGGGCCGCTCTACCACTGAGCTACACGGGCAGAATTGAAGACCGCCCCGCGCGTTTCCCGGCCTAGGAAACTGAGAGCGCGCGGGGCAGGTCAACCCACCATTCCTGGCAGGGAATGCTTTCGAGACGCCGGGGCCATAATTGCAGCTATACGCCCCAGGAGACGCAGCGGCATGCTGCCAGCCATCTGCTTGCCGGCGTCGCCGCCGACTGCCGTCTCGAAACCTTCCTGCCTGCGTCGCGGCTCGGAGAGTATGGGGGCTCTCCGATCGCCAAAGCCATGGTGCGTTAATTCGCCGGCTCTCGCCGTGGCCGCAGGCACTATATGAATTCTCGCGCTTTCAGCCTCCTGTGGGAGCGCCTCGCGCGTCGGTTCTTGGGTTCTAGGCAGCTCGTTGAACACCGAAAAACAACGAGGTCCTAGGGGGCGGCTTTACGCCCCTTGCAAAGCGTGCGCGCTGCGCGCGCCGGCGGCGATCGGAGCGCCTGGGTTGTTCCGGCAGAAGCTGCGATGTCGCGCCTCGGCTGCATCTTTCGGCGCTGCAGCGTCGAAGTCCGCCAAGATCGCGGAGCGGTCGAAGCTCGCCTTGTTCCCGTCGGCAAGCAATTCCTCGAGGAGGTCCTTGAGGAGCGGATAGTTCCCAGAGCAGCCGAGGGTTCCGCAGAGCTCCCGGGCAACCGCGCCGGGGCTGCGCCCGGGCGTCGATTCCAGTTCGATCAGTTCTTCGATCTGCGGCCGCTTGTCCATGTGGGGGTGCTCCTGCTGTGTCGGGCGCGCTGCGCGCGCCGCCCACCCGGCCCTACATCAGAGCTCCGCGAGGGTCGCGAGGTTTCGGGCCGGGCAGGCGAAGGGAACGAGCGGTTCAGCTTCCTGTCCGGGGTCGACGACCGTCCAGGTGCCATGGCTTTGTGACGTTGCCCGGAAGACGCAGAGCGTCCGGGGCGTAGCCATCTCCGATCAAGCTCTCGCGCGAGGGGCGCATTCTTTGAGGCTTCGCTGGCACCCTCAATCGCTGAACCGCTCGAAACTGATGGGGCGCTCCGCGCCCGCGGGGTTCTGGCCGCCTCTCAGTGCCTCAGGCACAGCGGTGACCTTATCTCGGGCGCGAGAATTGCCGTTTTTGTCTCGCTCCGGCAACGAGTTTTTCCCGCGATATCTTCGGCGCGGCCGCGCTGCAGGGGCCGAACGACCTCGGATTTCGGGGATATTGCGGGCCGTTCGATATCTTCGCGGAATCTGAGTTCAAGTCGCTGTTTTTCCCGCGGCGCCCAACGCGCTTCGAATCCGCCGGCGTCGGGAGGGAGCGCCCCGCGCTTCCGCAGGATGGCGGCGGCATAGAGGCAGGCATGCAGCGCCATGAGATCGCCGGCGGCGACGCGCGGGTCTCCCACCATGCGCTCGTCGAGGCGGTGTTCGCGGATGATGGCGGCGCGCGTCATTTCCTGCCGCCCCTCTCGCGCCCATAGGCCGCGCGGACGCGCCGATTGATCTCGACGAGCAGCATGGCGTCTTTGAGCGCTCCCGTGAACCCTCGATGCTCCATCGCGTCGAGAGCGACCTTCAGCCATCCGCGGACAAAGATGTCGCTCTCCTTTTCGAGAGCAGCCGAGATGATGCGCCTCGCCTTGGCGTAGCCGGCGCCCTCGCGGCCGAAGCAGAACCCTTCCTTCGCGCATTCCCCGGCGTCTGAGCACGCCGGCGGATAGCCATGGCAGAGCGCCATCGCCGCGCCGTAGGCTTCTGGCTCCGCATCGTGCGAGATATCGGGGCCGGCGCTCACGGGCGCACCCCGTCTCTAATCACGCCCTCGAGGATGACGCGCATCGCCGCGTCGACACGGCGGTTCGCCGCCGCGCGCGAGCAATTCAGCGTCAAGCATTCTCGGCTGAAGGCCCAATTTCTGGCCTCGCACTCGATCCATAGGCGGAGCGCTGTTCGCGCGTTGTCATGTTCTGGTGCGCCGAGATAGCGCATCGGCCAATAGATCGCCTCTTCGATGCGGGAGATTTCTCGATCGCCGCCGACCCCCATGTGCGCCAGCGGCGCGCCGCCGGCGCGCGCCTGCTTTGCGCCGGCCTGCAACGCCGTCACCTGGTCCGAAAACTCGACCTCCGTCGCGTAGAGCGCGGGGTCGGGCCAGAAGCTGCGCATTGCGCCAGGCCCGACACGGCGGACCAATCGCTCGCACCCGCGCGCGGCCTCACGCAGCCGGACCCGGACATGCTCGACCGTCCATTGGAGCTCCGCAGTCCTGATCACAGACGACGCCAGCAGCCGCGCCGCCCGTTCCGGGCTGAAGCGGCCGTCAGCGTCTTCCGAAAAGTCTGACATCGCGGCCATGTCAGATGACATTTCTGACAGGACGCCATCATCACGCTTGGCGCGCTCAAATCCGCGCATTGTGGATTTCGCTTTTCCTGCCATCGCTTATCTCGTAATTCCCTGGAGCGGATCAAAACTCGAAAACTGACATCAGCGCTTTGCCGGCTGTCAGAACAGCGGCTCGTCCATCCGGATCGGCGGCGGCGGTTCCTCCCGCTGTTCGCCGCGCGCGTTCCCGGCGCTGTCCGGCCGGCGCGCGAATCCGCGCACCTTTTTCCCGGTCAGCCATACGAACGGATTTTGCCGCATGATGATGTTGAGCTGCATCAGCCGCTCCCCGTGTCGCTTCATCGCCTGCGACAGCTTGTCCTGCCGCTTCTTCGGATCTGCCTCATCGGCGCCGTCAAACGCCATGCCGGCGAAGACCTCGCCGAGCCGCTTCCACTTCACGACGCGCGTTCCCGCCGGCAGGCCGAGCGCTGGCGGCGCGTCCTCGCCGTGGTCGCTGAGCGCGCGATAGATCGCGCGCAAGAAAACCTCGCATTGCGGAGTCAGTCGCGTCCCGGCATCCGTCGCCTTCGCGGTCTCTCCCGGCTCGCCATCCGTGTTCGGCTCCCGGACGACGCAGCTCGTCACCGCCTCGCCGTCGGAGTCCTTTCCGATCTCGACGGCGGGCAGAACGAAGCGCCATTTCCGGCCGCTCTCGCCGTCCTTCTGCTTCGCCAGCTCGATCTCTCGAATAGCGCGCCGGTCAACGTCCATTTCATCGAGCTTCTCGACCTTCAGGACCGAGTCCAGATTGGCGAGGATCGAGGTGTGGCCGCGCGGCTTCTGCCCGCCCGAGTTCATATGGTGGACCAGCATCACAGCGCAGGCGCATTCCTGCGCGATGCGCTCGCAGCGCGCCAAGACGGGCCCGACGTCTTTCGAGGAGTTCTCATCAGCCCCTGGCGTCGCCGTCGAAAGCGTGTCGATGACGACGAGCTCCAAAGGGCTGTCGAAGGTCGAAGCCCAATGCTTCGCCTCTGCGATCAGCGCCGTCGTCGCGTCATCGCCGGCATAGAGATCGACCGGCGCCGGGAGGAGCACGAAGGGCAGCTCGACCTGCGACTCGAGCCCATGCTCGATGCGATATGCCCTGAGACGTTTCTTGATCCCGCGGCCGCCCTCTCCGGCCTGATAGACGACGCCGCCGCGCCGAACCTTTGCGCCGAACCATGGCACGCCTCGGACGATCGCCATCGCGAGGTCGATCGCGAGAAAGCTCTTCCCGGATTGTGAGGCGCCGACCATCATCGTGCGCTCGCCTCGCGTGATGACACCCTTTACGAGCCATTCATGCTCCGGGCCCGGCATGTCCAGCTCCGTCCAGCGGACGGCACGGAACTTCGACTGATACGGCGGCGGACGCAGGTAGGGCTCGCTTGTCAGAATAAACTCTTCAAGCGTCTGGGGCTGCGGGAGCGGGTCTAGGACGGTAGGCGCTGCGCTCATTCTGCCGCCCTCCCGCGCGCAACCTCGCGCGCCACCGCCGCGCGCGTCTCCTTGCGCAGCGCCGCCAGCGCATCGGCATGCGCCCGCAGCGTCGCCTCCACGGCTGAGATATTGCCGAATGCGGCGACAAGCTCGGCGTCGCCGAGATCGGCGAGCATCAGCGCCGCCTGCACGATCATCTCGCGCGAGGCGACCGAATGGCCGCGCACATTGTTGCAGGCCGCATGAGCCGGAAACACCAGCCCGAGCGCGGTCGCGCGCGGCAGGGCCCGCGAGAACGTTTGCGGCGTGAAATGATCGGCGGTATGCGCCTCGACGATCGCGCCGCCGCAGATCACGCAGCGATCGGGGAAGCGCGCGGAGATGCGCCGCGCTGCGCGTCCTTTCGCGCTCATTCGGCCGGGCCCCTCCGTAGCGCCGCATCGAGCCGCGCGCCGCGGCAAATCGACAGGAACCGGATGGGCTCTATGTCATGGGCTCCCGCCATCAGAGCAGCGCCCCTGTCGTCGCGGGCGCCCACTTTTCTTTATCGGCGAGGATCTGCTCCCACGCCGTCGGATGCTGCGCCTTGAAGTCCGGTATGCGAGGCCCTGCGACATAGCCGCCCTCCCCCTTCACCAGCCATCCGGTGTAGGGATCGGTCCAGCGCGTCGGGGAGAGCCGGAGCGCCTTGAAGTCGTTCCGCGTCACCGGGCGCTCGGAGAGCAAGATCGCGAGCTTGATCGCTTGGATCTTCCAATGCGTCAGAGCGACCGGAGCGGACGCGCCGGCGACCACATCCGGGACATATTCGGGGAGAGCGAGGCGCTTCGCCGGGCACCAGTCGTGCCAGTGCTTATCCGTCCATTCCCTCGCACCATCCGGAAGGTCCGGCAACATGGCCGGACCTTGAACCGAATATCGTCTTTCCTCGCGCGGGCGCGGCGGTCGGCACGAGATCACCGTGACGCCGAGCGCGGCGCAGATCGGCGCCAGCCCTTTGGTCGCATCCGCCGGCACCAGCACAGCGCGATAATCAGGACCATCGACGCACCAATGGTCCGATGCGCCATGCAGCGCCTGGCAGAGCACGGTCGGGTTCAGAGCGAGCTTTGCCTCGATCCCGATCTGAGCGCCGTCCGAAGAGCGAACTAGAACGATATCGAAGCCGCAGGTCTCGGCATAGGCGACCCACCCATTCTCGCGCCGCGCGACTTCCTCGAGGAACGCGGCGCATAGATCGGTTTCTTTGGCGAAGAGCTTGCTCATGCGCTCTCCTTTGCCTTCGCGCGGCGCCGCTCATTCCGCAGCGCGTGAAGGACTCGCGCGACTTGGCGCTCGTACATGCCCAGCGCGTAAGCGATCTCGCAGGAATCAAGGCCGAGTTCGAAAAAGCTCGTCTCGATCGCGGCGACACTCGCGCTGCGCCGGTCATCAGGCATGAGCAGATAGGAATCGTCGAGCGCCATTATGCAGTCTCCCTCTCCCGCTTCCTTCGCTTCAACCTCGACCCGGCCCGCATCACCGTGACGAGCGCGTGGTCTCTGAACGCGTATTTCACGCCGCCGCTCACCAGACTCCTGGCGCCAGCATTCGCCGCATCGGCGCAGTCCCGCATCAGCGTCTCTTTGACTCGCTCGATGAGCGCAGGCTCTTCCTGCTCGAGCAAAACGACCAGCGCGGAATCGCTGAACACGCGCACGGTCGCCGGCCGCAGCCGCTGGCGAGCGGCCTCGATATCGAAGCCCTCGACGCGTTCCAGGTAACGGAGGATGGCGTGTGGCGCGATCATCATGGCGCGACTGCCCTCCCCTGCCGGCGTGCCGCCTTGGCGCGCGCTCTGGCGCGCCGAAGCATTTTCGATGGTGTCCGCACGATGATGACCTCCCGAGTGAATGACCGCCCGTCACGCCGGAACTGAAACCTCACGCGGCTGATCATCAGAATTTTCGCTCGCGCTCCATGCGCCGCAGGCATTCCTCCGGCGTCTCGTTCGGAAGAAGGTCGTAGCCGCAACCGACGCAGCCACCCTTCCACGATCCCGAGCGTTCGCCGACCTCGCCGTTGAACGTCACGTCGATGCTGCGCCTGATCCTGCGCGGGAACGAGAGCCACATGAACCAGCGCCACCGGCACTCGTATTCGTCGACCACCACCGTCGCGATGCGCTCCTGGATCTCGCCCGAATGCAGGACGTAGCGATAGGGGAGCTCGACGCGCCAGCGCGGCAATTCGCTGATGAAGAACCATCTGTCCTGATCGCTCGCAGGGAGTCCGATCGGCGGTTCGCCGTGCTTCGCCCGAAGGCTCGCGAGTTCGCTGATCCACGATCGCCCATCCGCAGCGAGGATCGAATGACGATAGAACTCCCATGCCCACGGGAAGTGAACGATCTTCGTCCTCGCGCCCCAATGCAGGTGAACGCAGGACAGGTTGTCCTTGTCTAGCGAGAAGCCCCACGAGTCGGACATATCGTCGACGGGCTTGCGAGGGGCGATCGGCAGGCGAATGAAAAAGTTCGGCCAGCCGATATGGACATGCAGGCTCCAATGGCCGTCATCGTATTCCCAATTGATGAGATCGAGCGCGATTCCGAATCCGCCGGTGATCTCGACGTTGCGCGACTTCAGCCGCCACGCGCGCCCTCTGTCGACAAGGCGGAATCCGGAAGCCTTCAAGAGCGTGTCGACGAATGCCATTTCACCTTCTCCTATGTGAAAACTATCGCCGCCGTGACGACGAATAATCGCGCGGCTGATCGCCCAGATCCTCCAGCGTCGCGCGCATCGCCGCCACGATCTGCGGCTTCCGCGTTTCGAACAGCACGAGCAACCTCACGATCACATCGAGCCGCACCTCTCGATGCGAGCCCCATGGCGCGCGATGCTCCGTTGTGTCTTTGTGCATATTCTGCAACTCGTCGAGGATCTGGTCGTAGCTGTAGCGCCTCGGCGAGGTCGCGACTTCGTGCGCTCGTTCGGCGGGTGTGCTGCTCATCGCGCCGCCCTCTTCATCGTCACGATGCATGTATTGACGTTCGTCCCGCTCTCTCGAAACGAGCCTGCCGGCAAATCTCGGAATGAGCCGCAATACCGCTCGACGAGCGCGCGAAACGCGATAGCCTTGCGCGTCTCGCGGAACTCGGTTCCGGCGCTCATGATCGCGAAGAGGGAGCCGCCGGGCTTCAGAAATTCGAACGCGTGCGTCACATGGTCGATATCGCGCTCTCGGTCGAATGGCGGATTCATGACGACGAGGTCGTAGGGCTCGAACGCGCTCGGCCGCAGCGAGAGGAAATCGGCGCAGATGACGCGGTTGTAGATTCCTTTCGCCTCGAGACCGGCGGCAAGCTCGGGCTGGATTTCGACGCAATCGACGAGGTTGTCGAAGCGATACTCATTGGCGTAGCGCTCGCGCGTATATTCGTTCCAGCCGTTCATTTCGGCCGCCGAGTGGACGCAGCGCCGCGCGAGGTTCCCGGTCCCCGCCGATGGCTCTAGGATGCGCAGACGCGGCTCGTCCCTGCGTCGCAGGATCGGAATGCCTGAGACGCACCCGCGCCCGTTGAAAAGCTCCTCGACGGCCTCCGGCGGCGTCGGGAAGAATCCGAAGCGCCGGGACGGCGTGAGCTTGCGGTCCTGCAGCGGGTCCGCTTCCTGTGTCGCGCCGTCCGCAATGACCTCACCGTAATATTCGGCGAGCAGCTTGTTCACCTTCTCGACGAGGTCGTCGCGCGAAAACCAGAGGTGCGCATTGCCGTTCTTGTATGCGCGGATGCGGAAGTACGGCGTTTCGTGCTCGCTTTGCGCTCCGCCGAGCTTTGTCTTGCGTCGCGACAATTGATCGATGGCGGATTGAAACGAACCCTCGGGATGACCGTCCAGCACGGAAAAGACGCGCTCCACATCGATCAGCTTGTCCCGGATCCAGCCGCTATTGAGATAGCCGTAGCTGTCGAAAACATAGGTCAGAATGATGCGCGACCCGATCTTGAAGCCGTCGTGCGACTTGAAGCGACGATCGAGTTTCGAGAAGACGTTGGCGATCCCTCGGCAGAATATCATTCCAGCATCGCCGAAGAATTTTTCCAGCGTCGCATAGACGTTCTCGACCGTGATCGGAGGAAGCCCCTTCTCCATTTCCTTTTGATTGATAATCTGCCCGTACCCGTTGACCTTGTCCGGGACGTAGGCCATTTGGGCGCGAAGCTGCTCCTTCGCCTCATTGTCCATGAGCCGCTCGAGTTCCGACATCTTGACGATGTTCGCCCAGGCGCCGTTCCCTAGCAGCTTGCGCGCGGTCCGCATGTAGCGGTCGCGCGGCGGGAGATTGAGCGCGTTGCGGAACTGCGCGATCTCTTCCGCCCCAGCGCCGCCGAATGTGCGTAGCTGGCCCCTGTCCGCGTCGTGCGCGCGCTCGTGCGCGGCGCGCAACGCCTCTTGCGCGATCTCCAGCGCATCGAAGGCGCGCTCATAGAGCACAAGCGCTTCGTCGTGCGCGCGCACGATATCCTCGACCGTCTGGCGAGGGATCGGGAGGGCCGGCCCTGCGCTCATGCCGCCGCCCTCTGCCGGCGCGACAGCAAGACGTCGTTCCAATCGGACCCGTCCGGAGCTAAATGAACGAGCACCTCGAGCCCGAGGCGCCGGAACCGCTCGGCTCCCGTCGCCAGCATCGCGCGTGTCATCGCAGGGTCGCTGTCTCCGTCACCGATCAGGATGAGGCGGCGGACGCCGGCCGGAACCCACATCGCTCCGCTCGACATGTCCGGGTCGCCGTTGGGAATCGTCGCGTTGGCGTGTCCCCTCGGCGGCCGAGGATGCGGCTTCGTCCCGGTCGCGCTCCCACACATGTTCCCAAGGCTATAGGCCGCCGCGATCGCCGCGCCGGCGGCAGCCTCCCCAAACTCGCCATCGCGCGCCATCGCGCGCCAGCTGCACGCCGTCTCGATCCCCTCGGCGACGGCGAGCGTCTCGGCCGGCTCGCTCAACAGGATGAGCCCGCCGCCCATCCTGAACGCGCCCTTCTTCGCCTTGTTGCGCTTCCTGTCGCCGGGCGGGCGCAGCTTCATCGGTCCCGCCGGGTCGAGATAGGTCCGATGGACGCCCTGCAATGATCCGTCCGGTGCGCGCATCGCCGCGAGCATGCAGTCGAAGACGCCGAGCTCCACCTCCTCTTGGGAGTCGGAATCGACGAACCCGCGATAGGAGAGATTGTGGACGAACCGCAGATCCGCAGTCGAAAACGTGTGAAGAAAGATCCCGCGCCTTTCCAAATAATCGTCCGCGGCCGTGAGTTCGATCGGGCGCCCCTGAGAGAACAGCCTCTCGGCGCGCTCTGCCCCGGCCCGCTTCTCTGCCGCCTCTTGCTCGCGGCGCGCGATCTCTTCGTCCCGGCGCTCTTCTTTGCGCTCCTTATCGATCGCCGGGTCACGCTGGCGCGCGCTCTCCTTCGGATCGCGATCGGGCGCCGACTCGTCGAGGATCGCTTCGCAGATGCGGATGAAGTCTCTCTTCGGATCGAGCCCTTGTATGTGCGCCGCCATGTCGATGACGCCGCCGCCGCCGAAGCCACGGCAATTGAAAACGCGCTCGCGTGTGTTCACGCTGAAGCGATCGGAACCGCCACAGACCGGGCACGGGCCCGCCAGTTCCGCGGCGCCCGCCTTCTTCAGCTTCGCGCCCATCGCTTCCGCAACGGCGCGGATATCGGCGCTCTTCGCGCGCTCGACGAATGAGTCCCGGTCTTCGCTCATCGGCGCGGCTCCGGGAATTCTCTGACGAGAAGATCGTCCGGTAGCGGCCTCTTGCCGACGTTCTGTTTGCCAAAGAATGGAACGCCGGCCGCGCGACATTGGGAAAGCAAGGCGCGTGCGTTCAGTTCGAAGTCATTGTCGCGCGCGCCTGGGCCGCTCTCGCCGCCGGTGATGACCCAGTCGAGGCCTTCGCACGGAGCGCCAGTCAGGTCGCACCGCTCGAAGCTCTCGCCGAGAGCGACATGCGTGCTCCCGCATATCGCCTCGCCCATCCACATTCTGAGATCGATTGGCCCGAGCAACGGCTCGCAGCTCACGCCGCGAACGGCGGCCGGCGTCGCGAGAAGATCGGGAATGCGCTCGTCGGCGCGGGGCTGATCCTCCGCCGTCACGCCGAGCCATACGTTGGGGAGCGGCCACTTCTCGATCGATAGGCACGGCGACTCGCGGGGCGCGAACGTCAAGCCGAGATGCTCAAGCGGCTGGTTGACCTGAGCCATGTCATACACTTGCTGCGCGACACGCGCGTTCGCCGCCTCGAAGTATTCCCGCATCCGCTTCGGCCGCTTTGTCAGCACCTGGAATGTATGCTGCGGCGACAGCGCCATCACCGCGAAGACGCGGTCGATCCATTCGTCCGGCACGCTCTCGTGAAATAGATCGCTCATCGAGTTCACGAAGATGCGGCGGGGCTTTTTCCAGTGCAGCGGCTTCAGCAGCACGCTCTCGGGCGCCTGCTTCAGAACGCCGGTCCACACCGCCTTGCCGTTAAGGACCTGCGTCGTGCCGGCATAATGCGACGCAGACGTCATGCGTTCGATCCGCGCGGCCATCACCATCGCGTAGCAGTTCGTGCAGGCCGGGGACACGAGGCTGCAGCCGACGATCGGGTCCCATGTCTCATCACACCACTCGATCTTTGACATTAGAGCGTCCCCATCGCTGCGAGATATTCGATCATGAGCACTTTTGGCTCCGGCGCATGGTTATCGATCCAATCATCAAGATCACGATTGCGCTTGCGGCTATTGCAGCTAGAGCAGGCTGGAACCATGTTCCCGGCTCGGCTTGACCCACCATGCGTTACGGCGATGGCGTGATCCCATGTCGTCGCTGGCGCGGGGCAATAAGCGCATTCGCCGTCGAACATTTCTAGAAGCATTTCCGCCGATGATGGCGCGATACGATCTACGGCCCGACGGCGAAAGTCGCGCTGGTTCTTCCGATATTCTCGAAAGCCTTCATCAGCGGCATATCTGGCCCGCTCCTCAGCGGCGAGGCAATCGCGGCAGGCGCCTTGACGGACCGAGTCTGCCACTAGCCATTCACGGCAGCCGCGGCACCATTTAAGACCTTCTGCCGCCTTGCGCCGTCGCTCCTGTTGTCCGGGCCTGCTCGGCTCGGCGCGGCAATAGAAGCGCGTTCTCCGACCGCCTCTGTCGACCATCGCCGTCGCATCCGTCCATTCGATTCCCGTGGCGTCAGACATTGGCCGCCTCCCACCCGTTCCAGGAGCGCCGAGTCAGCGGAACGATCGCGAGCCGCTCCTCATGCCGGACAGACTGCCATCGCCACAGCAGTCGCTCCGCAGCGCGCCAACAATCGCGCTCCGACTTCTCGTTCCGCCCATCGAAAGCGACGGTCGAAAGCAGCGCCTCTCCGCCCGTGACGATGCCCAGATGCGTGACGCCTTCCATGCTCGTGCTCATCATTTCTTGAATCCCAATGCGAGAAGCGAATGCTCCGGGACATCGTGCCCGGCGCCGACGCGATAGACCGGCTCGCCTGTGCTGCGGACGTAGGCCACCGGCCACGGGCCTTTCCATCGGACCGGTCCTCCTTCGTCATCGAACGCGATGCGCGACTTCACCAAGTCGATAGTGGCCCGGACGTAAGATGCGTCAGCCTTGCTTCGGACCTTTAGAAGCTCGATCGCGATCGCCTCGCCCGTCATGCCTTCCCGCAGCATCCGATAGGCGATCTCGCGCATCGTGGAATTGGTGGGATCAGCCATGCTCGACGACTCCTCTCACGATCTCGCGGAGCCGCGCGCTGTCCTTCGCGACATACTCGACGACGCGCGCCGCGATCATCTGCGGATCCACCCCATGCGGATCACAGACGCGCTCGATCTCGCTCATCGCCTCACGGGAGACGACGACCACGAATGCGGTTTGAGCATGCGTCTTCGGCACCAGCCGTATTCCGTGCAGGCGCAGGATTCTGAAAATTCGGCTCGTGTTCATTCCGCGCCCGAGCGCGTCCGCGATCTCCGCCGCAGACGATCCGGTGACCGCGAGACACGATGCGCGCAGGACCTCGCTGAACGGGTAGCGATGGCGGCGAGGATGTTTCAATTCGTCTGCCCTCCAACGATACGCGGCGCCGCGAGGACTCCGAGCCCGGCAGATTGCGCCCGCGCCAGCGCGGCGCATGCCCTGTCTCCGGCTGCGAACAGGCACGTCCCTTGCGCTGGCGATTTGCCGGGACGGCCATCCCGCCCGATGAATTTGAGCTTCGGCGCCACGAACAGAATCGCGTCCGCTCGCCGCGCCGCGCGCTGCCACCACGGCGCCGAGGTTCGATCCGGCGCGAGTGCGATTCCGTTGGCATGAGCGAAGAAGCGATCGAGCCATGGCTCTATGCCGTTGCGACCGCCAAATGGCGGATTGAGCCAAACGAATCCGAACCATTCAGTAGTCAGCCCATCAGCGTTGACGCAATGCACGTTCTTGACCGGGATCCACGGCAGCTCTCGGTCGATCGGATATGCGGGGTCGAGATCGAACGTCTCGCCGAGCGCGACGAACACATGCGGCGGAGTGTACCACTCGCTAGTCGCGCCGACGGATTGCTCGTGAAGCGCCATTATGCTGCGCTCCCCACGTCGAATTTCCCGGCCTGGTCGCCGAAGCAATCCCACCCCGGACGCGACTCGCGTGAGAACACCTCGGCGTAAGGCCCGGCGCTGTACTGCTCGATGCGCAGATAAGATTCGCTCGGCTTTCTCGAATGCTCGCGGCGCGGCGCGATTATGATTTCGCGGACATCGCGCCGGAGACGCTTCGGAGCGCCGGACTTGAAGAGGAGGCAGTCCTCGCCGTTCTTGCGGGTCGTGTATCCATGGCCGACGAAGAAGGAGTCGCGATGGACGAACATCGCCTCGCCGCCATTCGCGCCGACCTGATGCGTCTTGATCCACAGGAAGGCGCGCCCCGAATAGCGGACCCCCTGCTTCCGCCATGCCGGCGCGATGACGCGCCAGAACCGCTCGGCGATCGGCGAGGTAATCCAGACGAAGAAATGACAGCCGTCCGGGCTCGCCAACTGGCCGATCGGAAGCGCCGCGATCTCGTCGTCCGACATGCGCTGGTAATGCTGCGGGCGCCCTTTCGTGCCGCCGGAAAAGCGCCACGGCGGATCGAGCACAACGGCTCCATAATGACGGCGGCGGAGATTGCCGAAGGGCCACGCGGTCATTGCGCCCCTCCCGCATCCCGCACGAAATATCCACCGTTCGCGCGCTCGAGCTTCGCGCCGACCATCGCGCAAACGAACAAGACCGCGATCCGGTTCTGCGCCTGAGATTGCGTCGCCAGTTCCGGCCCGCCGTCCTCATCGTCGCCGTAGCAAAGCTCGATCATCTCGGCGTTCTGGACGACCCGGCCGGGCTCCGCGAAGAGCGCCACGATCATTCTTCGCTCCGCCGATCGCACCCGGCAGACATGCCCCCGGAACCCGACCCAGAGCATCCGCGTCGAGATCACCAGCGCGTCTTTGCGATCCTCGGAGAGACTCCGCACGCGGCTCTCCACAAAGTCCCCGATGACGAGCGACGGCAGCATCAGCGCGGCTCCTGGAACATCACGAGCTCGCGTGGCTGCACGCGCGCATGTGTCGCGCAGGCCCAATCCCAAAGCGCAATTGCGTCCGCTGCATCGGTGTCGCAGAAATCGCGATCGACATAGCCGAGCAGACGGCAGCGATCGAGAACGAGCTGTTTCGGGTTCTCCGGCCGCGCCCGCCCGAGGAAGTGCTTGCGCACCGTCTGGACGTTCCCATCGACGCATGTCACGCCGTACGGACCGCAGATCGTCTCGACTCCGCCGACAAGGCGGTGGAGCAGCGAGATCGTCTCGGGCGTCGAGCGGAAGGACGGCTTCTCGCCATCCTTCTTCCAGTCGATCATGGCGCCGATGTTCACCGGCGCTTCGATGACAACGAGATCGGGGCGCTCGAACGCGAATTGATCCCGCAGCCATATTCCGAGCTTCCGGCAGGCGCGAGAGGAAGGATCGTGCGGGCTCTTCAGCCGCTTGCTTCCGACGCGCGGCTTTTCCCCGGCGCGGCCGATGCAAAATCCCATTTTCGTCGCGAGATCGAGCGCCATGATCAGCATCGGCCTCAGGCCCCCGCCGCCTTGTTCACGATGACGAGCTGCGCCGGATGGAAGAACGCGGCTTGAAGCGTGTCGGAATCATCGAACCAGACGCACTCGATCGCGCCGGACTCGTTCTCAGGATCGATCTTGTCGACCGTCATGCGGACGGTCGCGCAATTCAGCCTCACGACATCGCCGACGGTGAAATCTTCGATCTTCGGATTGAGGTAGTTTTTCGTCGCCATGCTCAGCGCTCCACGGTGATTTGCGTTCTCAGACTCGACCGGCGGAGCGCCCTGCCTCCCACGCGCTCACGGCGACAGGCGCGATCGGCCTCACCAATTCGAGCATCGCCTCGGCATAGACGCGGATCTCGTATTGCGCGTGCGCATCGGCGCGGAGATCGAAGAACCCGAACAGGTTCTTGAGATCGACCTTCGCGAACATGTGCGAATAGGTGGCGACGGGAAGGACGGAGCGCGCTAGCTCACGCGGCCAACCCGCGTCCAGCAACTCGCGATAGGTTTCGAACGCTCTCTCCATTGCGACGCGGGCCTGCCCACACTCGATCTTCCGCACGCGGCAGGCTTCGTCGTCCCATTGTTCGATGAGGCGGCCTTGCTTGTTGTTCGGAGATTGCGCGCCGATCTGCGAAGGGTCCGGAACATAGAATTCTTCCGGCAGCTCGCGATAGCGCGCGCTCAACTCATTGAACGACCATACCCTATGCCGCATCCACTGCCGGAATACGAAGATCGGCGCCTTGACCTCGAATTGCAGCTCGACCGCCTCGAAAGGCGTCGTGTGCTTATGCTTCCACAAATAGCGGATCAGCCGCGCGTCAGAGCCTTCGTCTTCCCCGGCGCGCCAAGCCGCATCGAAACTAACCCTCGCCGCGCGCACGATCGAGAGGTCAGAGCCCATCGAATCGACCAAGCGCACGAATCCATGGTCGAGAACGCAGATCTTTCGATCACCATTCGGCTGCACTGTCGATCTCCATAATCGCGCGCTTCAGATAGTTGGCTGCGTCCAGATGCTCTTCGTAGGCGTGCTGCAGCCAGTCCCGCAGTGACAGGTCCGTGCGCGCGAGCGTCACGCCATATTTCTGGACTCCGACCTGAGAGCGCTGAAGGAGATCGGCTCGCACTGCCTCGACGACGGGATCAATCTTCCCAGACATCACGCCTCCACAGCATCTGCGCCAGGCAAGCCCACAACCTTGAGCGGCTTGATCCCCTTCTCGATCTTCTCTGCGTTCTCGCGCGCTATCCGATCGGCCTCCATTTCGCGAAGATGGCGGGGCCGGACATCGGATTCGTCGTCTGCCGGCGCGCCATCCGCCGGCGCCGCCGCGCCGACCGCCGCCTGCCCGAGCGGAAGATCCTTGAAATCGCCGAGCGCCTCGCAGAGCTGCTGAAATTTCGCGCGGTCGTCGATATCGTCCGGCACAACAGCTTCGCGGCGCGCCTTCGCTTCGGCGATGCGCTTGTCCTCGATCCATTGCGCGATGCGCGCCTTGAGAATTTTCGTCGGAATCCCGGAAGACTCAGCCCTCTCATAGACGCCTTTTCGGCGCTGCTTGATCGCGGCACTTTTCCCGCGCCACGACGCGCGCTCGGTATCCTCGTCTTCATAGGTCCGGCGGACCTCGGCGAAGAACCGCGTCGCGGTTTGCTCATCGATGAACTCGTTCTTGCCCGCGGTCGCCATGAACTGCCCTTCCTGAAAAGCCCCCGGCGCCTGCACGCGCCGGGGGAGTCACCCACACTTCGGAGAGAGCCGCCCTCAGCCCGGCGGCACAGGCATTCCTCTCTCGCTCTTCAAGCGCCGCACGAGCGCCGCAGCGTCCTGTTCGCAGGTCCGCGCCGCCTTCTCGCGGTAGATGTGCGTGAGGTCTTCGGGCACCCACGACGGAACGCGGACATCGAGCATGCGCTCCCTCACCATTGCGTCGGAATGCTCGCGGGAGCGCTCGCTGGCGCGGTCTCTCTCGCGCTGGTTCGCGTAGCGGCGCTCCGCCGCTTCCTTCATCCGGCGGCGCGTGTCTTCGCTGAGCTTCCTCGCCATGGTGATCCCCGAAAGAAAAGAAGGCGCCGGCACGCGAAACCTGAGACCGGCGGGGCGATGCACGCCCAATTCAGTTGCGGCCTATGCAGATCCAGCCGGTCCCTCAATCTTCAACCCGGTAGCGAGAACGCTATCTCGAGCATCGCTCAATATCTTCGCCGTTGGCACGGAGCCGACTGTCGTCGCGAGCACTCCGGCCGATACTTCGATGAACCAGAGCGCTATCCCGACCGCGAGCGCGCGGTCCATGATGTCGTCGCTGCAGGCGAGGCTCATGAGTGCGCTCGCCGCGATCTCGCGTCCCTGCGGCGCCCCGTCCTTGATTTTGTCGCTCATGAGCACCCCGTTGTGGCTCCGCACGTCTCGCATTTGAGACACGTCCCGTTGCGCACCATCGTCATCGCGCCGCAGTCCGGGCACGGGTCGCCTTCGTATCCTTTGAGCCGCGCTTCCTCGGCCGCAGCGAGCCCCGCAGGCGCGCTGATCGCGCCAACCGCCACAGGGACCGCTCCGCCAGCAGCAGCGCGCGCCAGATCGGCCCGCAGCTCATCTGCCAGCGCGTCGAGAGCGCCGACCACGGCCTGATGCTTCGTTGTCGGCGGGAGCGCCTTGACGCGCTCCAGCGCCTTGTCCGCGACGCTCGCCGCCCATGCGACGCCTTGCGCAAATCCCGCGTCGAATCCACTCATCGTCGATTCACCGTTTCTCGATAAGCGCGTGCAGCGCCGCCAATTCAGTCTCAGCCGCGCATACTTCGCTCTCACGAGCATCCAGGCCGCATTGGCGGGCCATTTCCAGTTCATGCCGCAGCCTCATCATCTCGGCTTCGAGCTCGCGCATAAAGGCTGCACGGATGCGCTCGAATACCCCCGCGCGAACGCCTTTCGTCCGCCGGTTGCGAATATTTTCTAACGTCCCCGGCGCAACGCTCATTCTCCGAGCGACGATCTTGCGCGCGTCACGGATCGAAACGCCGCTGCGCTTCGACTCGCGGGACTCCAATTCTGCGGCCCAATTACGGGCCGTCTCCTCGATCGCAATCACTGACATTTGATCACCCGATGAATGATGCACTTGCATGCCTCCCCATGATCCATTGAGGTCATGGTTAACGACGGCAAGAGCACTGACTTGAACAAAGCGCCTTTCGACGGAAACTGGCTCTCGTTGGGGAACGTGGCGGCCGGCGTCGTCGAAAAGCTGAAATACGAAATGCAAAATCCGGAACGCGCGCCAACGCGCGCCGGCCGCCCTGCCGAGCCATGTAACCGCGTCGATGGCAGGGCGGCCAAGCTCATTGCAGAGCGCCGACAGAGTGATAGGCGATCGCCATTCTCGCGACAGCGGCGATCACGGCGAGAGCGACGAAGAGGACGGCTCCATTCATGTTTTCACCCTCCGATGGTCTTGATGGCCGTGATGTCTTCCGCGCGTCTGGTGAGCCCGTGCGAGACGGTCGGAAGCGCGTCGATCAGAAACAACGCTTGCTCCCGCGTCAGCACGAGAGCGTCCGCGCCGCAGACGACGCGGCCATCGAAGCGCACGAACTCGAGCCGGACATCGCCACTGGTCAGGGCAACGACGGAGAGGTTGCGGACCTGATGCGCCGGGCCGCTCATTGATGCGCTCCGATCACGACGGCGAAAGCCAGCAGCGCGAGAATTGCGAGATGCGCGAGAACGATCACGCTCCGCGGCGACCGGACGCCATTGCGAAAACACCCGGTCGCCGCCACCATCGCGGTTGCCACACCCACGAGGGAGTTCAGGGAATGTCGAAGCTCACGAAAAACACGACGCGCCGCCTCGATCCGATCGCCGTGGAGCTCGCCGGCACGCGGCTCTTGCTGCGCGCGCTCATCGCCTATCTGCTCGTCGACGACCCCGACGAGGCTGACCATGCGGTCGCTGCCTTGGTCGCCAAGGTCGACAGAATGTCCGCGTCGTCCGTCATCATCGGCGACCCCAGCGGGGAGGCCAGAAAGGCCATCCGCGATAGCGCCGTGGTGCTGATCGCCGATTTGGGGCAGGCCAGAGGCCCGGTCCAATGAGGTGAGGGGGACGTCCGTCAAAAAAAGCTGAAACGGCTTCTCCAATGCGACCGGCGCCCACCGCAGGCGACCGAGCAAGTACCGGGCGCTTGGGCGCTGTTTCGGCGCGGCGCTCGCTGCGGCGATCGCCACAGGCGCGACAAGGATCGAGCGGCGGGAGAGGTCGGTCATTGCGCAAGCGCTCCCTCATTGGCGGCGATCGGCGCCGTCGGAGCGTCCACGGCGAGCAGGAAATCGTTCGGCGTGACGGCGCCGTCGGTCACAACCGCTATCCTCGCCATAATGGCGGGCTGCGGCAGGCGCGTCCCGCCGATGTAGCGGGTCACAGACACCTCGGAGACGCCGATCGCCTTCGCGAAATCGGCGCGGGACATGTCTTTCTCGGCAAGGAACTGATCGAGTTTCAACCCGTTACTTGCGCGATTGGCGCAGATCGCGATCTTCTCTGGACGATAGGCTGGCAAATGCTCGAGAAACAGCGACACCACGCGGCCCTTCGCGAACCACTCGCCGCGAATGCGCTCGCTTGCGCAGAGCCTATGGATTTGCCGTTCGTGGTCTTTGCCGCCGCGCGCAAAGCCGATGAGGCGATGGGTTCCGGGCGAGCCAACATTCAACTCCGCGAGGCGCCGGAGTGGGTCTTTTGCCCACCCGATTTTCACGGAGTCTCCGCTCTCGATCGCATAGACGTAGCCGGTCATTGGGCGGCCTCGCTCTGGACGACGGGGCGCGCGACGCCAGCGGGCCATTCGGCGCCATCCGGCCAGTTCGCCGAGAACCAGCGGAGCGCGTCGTTGAAACGACGGAGCGTGATCCCTTTCCCGGATCGGATCGCCGCGAGGCGTTTCGAGTCGGCGAAGACGCGGGAGCTGACGGTCGTCTCCGTCAGCTCTTTGGCGGATGCGTAGATGTCGGCGAGCCGCACGAGGTCGTGTTCGGTGTGCATACCGCAATAATGGGTATAGCTACCGGCGTGTCAAGGTATTTTTAGAAGGGGCGCGCGCCAATGCCGCCGGTTAAAATACCATTCATGTGGTCAGCCAAGGACTTACTCGCGAGGATCGAAGCCCGAACGAAGTCGCTCGGGCTATCGGACGCGGACGTCGGCCGGATCGCCGAAAAGCCTGACCTCATGAAAAACATCCGCACTGCGGCGCGGCAGAACAGGACCTATGAGCCTCGGGCTGGCACAATGAAGGCTCTGGCACGGGCGTTGAGGGTCCAAGAGAGTTGGCTGACCGCAATCGACGACGAGGCGCGACAACCTCCAGACGAGGTTGCTATTTCGTCTGTCGACGATGAGATCGGCCGCTCGGCTTCCGCGAACATTCTCGAGATCGATGTGCGAGCCGGCGCCGGTGGCGGCGGAATCCGAATTGACGACGTGGTCGTCTATGATGACGCCGGCAACTCCTATGCGGCGGAGAACGTCGCGGGGGAATGGACTCTCCCGGCCGCAGTGCTGTCCGGGGTCCTGAAATCCACGCCCAAGCACATCAAGGTCTTCGAGATCATGGGCGACTCGATGGAACCACGGCTTTTCGAAGGGGACCGTGTGTTCGTCGACACCCGCTACACTGCCCCGCATCCTGAAGGGATTTTCGTCCTTTGGGATGGCTATTCGATCGTGGTCAAGGGGCTGCAAATAGTTCGGGGAACCGATCCGCTTCGGGTGACGATCATTTCTGAGAACCGGCGCTATCCGCCTTACGAGACGACGATCGACGAGATCAAGATCATCGGCCGATACGCCGGCCGATTCACGACGAGATGATTGCATTTGAAATCCTACGGGTTCGCCCGCAGGTGCGGCGGCCCGCC